TGAGTGAATTTGAAATCCGTATTCCGGCAAGGAAGAAACAGCCAGCAACTGATAAGGACAACCCGGTCGTGAAAGTTTCGCCAGAAGCATACAACGCACTGGTTGAAATCTATAACGAATCAACCATTTCTATGAAGGATATCGCGAGTTTGCTGATTGTTGAGGGCAGCAAGCATGTGGTTTATGACAAGGAGGAATAGTAATGGCAACACCCGTATTATGGAAAGATGTAGTTGGGTTTGAGGGGCTTTACATTGTGAATTGTCATGGTGAAATAAGAAGCACAGACCATTATGTAAAATGCAATACAGGAAAAAGACTGGTGAAGGGTAGAACTTTAAAGTCTTGTGATAGAGGAAATGGTTATCCATTTGTCACAATGGGAAAGAACGGTAAGCAATACAATATGAGTGTTCATAGAGTTGTAGCAATGGCTTTCTTGCCGAATCCAAAGAATCTTCCAGAAGTTAATCATAAAGATACTGATCCATCAAATTTTGATTACACAAATTTGGAATGGTGTGACAGAAAGTATAACAATAATTATTCCAATAGAGCTTACAAAGCTGCTTCGAAAAAGCACAAGAAAGTGGAGCAGATTAAGGATGGTGTTGTTATTAAAATCTGGAATAGTCTTTCTGAAATCGGAAGAAAATGTGGAATTTCAATAGGTAATATCTCCGAGTGTTGCAATGGTAAAAGAGAAACTGCCGGAGGATATTCGTGGAGATTTGAGGAGGTGTTATAACATGGGATTTCCGGTTCTTATTTTGGGCGAAACAGGAAGTGGAAAAACTTATTCCATTAAAAATTTTGACACAGAAGAAGTCGGCATTTTTTCAGTAGAAAAGAACAGACTTCCGTTCAAAAAAGCGTTTAAAATCGCCAAAAATGCAACTTATCAGCAGATAACAAGGGTATTAAGCAACCCTCAATTAAAAAAATATGTAATTGATGATAGCCAGTATCTTCTTGTGAATGAAATGTTTGACAGGGCGAAAGATACGGGTTATGGAAAGTTTACCGATATGGCTTTAAATTTTCGAAATCTTATTCATTTTATCAATATTAAGCTTCCAGACGATGTGATTGTATACTTTTTGCATCATACAGAGATGGATAGCAATACCGGAAAAATTAAGGCTAAAACAGTCGGCAAAATGCTTGACCAGAATCTTACAGTAGAGGGCTGTTTCGATATTGTGCTTCTCACTTCTGTAGAGGGTCAGGAACATTATTTTATTACACAGTCAGATGGATATACTACAGCAAAAAGTCCGGAAGGAATGTTTGATTTAAAAATTCCGAACGACTTAAAAGCAGTAGATACAGCCATCAGAGATTATTACGAATTAGGAAAAGGAGAAAACAATAATGCAGAAACCAAATAATTACGATACTACACAGGCAGCAGGAGAATTTGAACCAATTAAGCTTGGTGGTCATAAGATGGTAATTAAGCAGATATCAGAGAAAAAAACACAGGGTGGACTCGATATGCTCGTTATCTTGTTTGATTTCGCAGAAGGAGACGAACAGGCCGGCTATTTCATGAAACAGTTTGAGAACGATATCCGTCCAGACAAGAAATATCCGAATGCAGGTACTAATTACATGGTTATTGATGAGGGTGTAGATTATGGTGTCCGTAACCTTAAAACATTTATCACATGCGTAGAAAAATCAAATCCGGGATTTGCCGTTAAGTGGGGCGATAACTTCGGGCAGCAGTTTAAAGGAAAGCTGATCGGTGGAATCTTCCGTCTTGAAAAAGACTGGTACGATAACAAAGAAGTAAAACGTCACAAGCTTGCATGGTTCCGAAGTATTGAGGGAATTAAGGATGCAGATATCCCAGAAGAGCGTACCACAAAAGCCTATGACGATCATCTGAAAGAAGAAGCTATCATGGGAGCAAATCCGTCAGGTACGGACTTTATGAGTATTCCAGACAGCGTGGCAGATGATGTCCTTCCGTTCAATTAAAAGGATGTGTTTTTAATGGTTATACAAGCAGACACAAGAGAACACAAAAAGGAATGGGAACGGATTCAAAAACAGTTTGATGACCTTGGAGTGCAGTATTTCAGATCAAAGTTATATTGTGGAGATTATCAGTCGCTTGACAACGCAAAGCTCTGTATTGACCGTAAGAAGGATTTACAAGAGCTTTGTGGAAATGTCTGTCAACAACATGAAAGATTCAAGGCAGAACTTATCAGGGCACGTGAAGCCGGTATTCAGCTGATTATCCTATGTGAGCATGGACCAGATATTAAATCAGTTGGCGATGTGTATTTTTGGGAGAACCCAAGGAAACACAAAGTTATCTGGAGGACGATAAACGGCAAAAAAGTAAAGACTGTAATCTCTGACAAGGCTGTTGATGGCTGCCAGTTGTATAAATCTCTCTGCACAATCAGAGATAGATACGGAGTCCGATTTGAATTCTGCACGAAAGAAGAAACTGGGCGGCGGATCGTGGAGCTGCTGTCATGACTAAGGGAGAAATCAAACAGTCAGTAAAAATGCCAGAAATTCTCTCCAGGTACGGGCTAAGGCCGAATAGAGCAGGATTTATATGTTGCCCTTTTCACAAGGAAAAGTCAGCGTCCTGCAAAATCTACGATGATTCCTTTTACTGTTTCGGCTGTGGAACTGGCGGTGATGTGTTTGATTTTGTGATGCAATACGAATCCGTCCCTTTTAGTACGGCGTTTATTGAGCTGGGTGGCACTTATATATCAAAAAAAGGTAAAAGCCGCAACCAGATCAGACATGAAATGCGAGATATTAAATCAAAAAAACACAACCCTGTTCAGGATCCTAATGAGATTGAGCAGGTAGAAAAGAACATACTTATGTACGAAACAGCACTAAAAACGTTCCCTCCTGATTCAGAAGAGTGGTATATGTGCCAGTTTAATCTTGAGAAAGAAAAAAGCAGATACGAAATGTTATCAGCTAAGTCAGGAGGTGAGAAAAATTCTTGAAAATATTGAAAACTTACAGGCACAAGACTTTATGGAAAAGCAGTTGTATGAAGAGCTTTTTTCAGTAAAAAGTAAAATTGACCGCTCAGAAATCAAGTTTAAGCTGATGGACCGGGCAAAAAGTGTGAAAGCGAAGCATATAGCAGAAGAGTTCATAAAGGAATTCCAGAAAGCAGAACAGGAAAAGGAAAAAGAAGAAAAAGTAAATCGTTCTATGCAGTTAGTTGAAAACATCACAAACTTTTATCCTGATTCTGTTGATAAGGAATATCCTAACATGGCTTGTGGTAGCTGGATAGCTACAGAGAACGGAATATTTTCCTCTGAAACATCTAAGGCAAGAGAACTTGTATGTCACCACCCGATCATGCCGATACGTCGTCTAAAAAACATCGAGACAGGAGAGGAACAGATCACGGTGGCTTTTAAAAGGGATGGATATTGGACAGAAATAACTGTTCCAAAAATTGACATTGTGACTTCCAGGGCAATAACTAATCTTGCAAGGTTCGGGGTGCAGGTCAACTCAGAGAATGCAAGGCTTCTCGTAAAGTATCTGGCGGATGTTGAAATGTACAATGCCGATATGATCGACATACAGCACTCTACAAGCAAACTGGGGTGGCATGGTAATACATTTGTCCCTTACGACCTTTCAATCGTTTTTGACGGTGAATACCGCTTTAAAACGCTATTCCAAAGTATACAGGAAAGTGGAGACTACTTCAAGTGGGTGACTCTGGCTAAGCAGCTACGATCATGCGGACGATTGGAACCGCGAATAGCACTGGCAGCATCTTTTGCGAGTGTTCTTATACAGCCGCTTGATGCGCTACCGTTCATCGTAGATTTCTATGGGCAGACAGGAGGCGGAAAGACGGTAACAATCAATATAGCGGCATCGGTTTGGGGGAATCCGGCACCGGGAGCCTACGTTGGGAATTTTCGTTCAACAGATACATCATTGGAGACAAGGGCAGATATGCTCAATAACTTTCCGATGATTCTGGACGACTCGAAGAATGCTTCTCAGTATATCCGGGATAACTACGAAACATTGATTTACAATCTCTGTTCTGGCAAAGGAAAAGCACGTTCAAATAAGGACCTCGGAGCAGCTAAGGAAAATACATGGAGTAATGTGACTATTTGCAACGGTGAGAACCCTATTTCGGAATTTGCAGATTCCGGCGGAGCTATCAACAGAATTATTGAAATTGAATGTTGTGAGGATATTTACGAGAATCCAGCAGAGATTAACGGCATTGTCGTGAAGAACTACGGCTTTGCTGGAAGAGTGTTCGTTGGAAATCTCAAACAGTTCACATCGGATGATCTGAAAGAAATGAAAGCCGAAATTGAGAAAGGTTTTGACGGATATGACTTTCCAGCAAAGCAGGTAATGGCAATATCTACACTTCTGCTGGCTGACAAATTAGCTACAGATTTCATATTTAAGGATGGACGTGAGCTGACGGTCGAGGACGTTGTAGACATACCTACACGCAAGAAAGATGTATCAGAAGGTCAGAGATGCTATGAATTCATTCTTGAAAGTCTCTCAGTGTACGGACAGCACTTTGATGCGCAATTTAGCTGTGATCAGTGGGGATTCAAGGAAACGCCAGATGAATATGGAGATGTATATGTATATTTTTATCCGAAACCTCTTGAAAACCTTTTGAAGAACAATGGATTCTCCAGAAAAGCCTTTTCGGCCTGGGCGATTAATCGAGAGTTAATCAAGCACACAGGAAAAAGAGATACGGTACTAAAAAGAGACGGTGGAAGTGTAATGAGGCTTATTGCGGTAAAGATTGTTGATATAAAAAGTCTTGAAAACGAGCAAGAAAATGAGGTTATTGAAACTGGTTTTCTGCCAGCTGATGCCGAAACAAATGTTCCGTTTTCGTAATTTGTAACCATGTAACCGTTGTAACACGAAAAAAAACATCCTATAGGAGAAAGTTTGAGAGTGTATAAAAAACATATACTCTAGTGATTCTCCTATATAAAAACCTTGGTTACATTGGTTACACGGTTACACACCTCTGAAGCCCACATAAAATAAGGGTTTGTGGCGTAACCAGTGGATTAAAAAAGCCGGTTACACACGGGTTACAAAATTAAAAAGTATATGCAATTAGATTTATTATAACAAAATTAACTGAATATTGCAAAAATATTCAGTTAACATAATTATTACAAGGAGTGGTTACAAAATGAAAAAAGACGATCTCAATAAAAAGCAAAGATATGCATTAGATACAATGCTGTCTGGCAGTAATGTTTTTCTGACAGGTGACGCAGGAACAGGCAAGACAACGGTTATCCAAACGTTCATCGATGAGGCGGAAAAAGCTGGTAAAAATATTCTGGTATCCGCCACTACTGGAATTGCAGCGGATAATATCGGATATGGGGCAACTACCGTACACCGAGCATTGAATATTTCAATTAAATTTGAGGACTATAAGAAAAAGGTGAAATCCAGAGCTGAACTTCTGAAAGAAGCAGATGTTCTTATCATTGATGAAATCAGCATGTGCCGGTTCGATTTGTTCAATATGATTGCAAAGACAATTATCACGGAGAATGAAGAGAGAGCAGTTGACAGACTTCTGATCGGAGAGGACAAAGAAGACATTCAGTTAATCGTGATAGGTGATTTCTACCAGCTTCCGCCAGTTATTACGACAGACGATCGAAAAATTCTCTGTCGGATGTATGGATCTGATTATGGAAAGGGTGGAAAGTATGAACATGGATATGCTTTCATGTCTGAATACTGGAAAGAAATGGGATTTGAATATATCAAACTTGATGAGGTATGCAGGCAGAATGATGAGGGATTTAAGTATGTGCTGAATGATATTAAATATGGCAACAATATTAGAAAATCCATTGCATATCTGGAGAACAACGAATCAGACAAAGTTATACCGGAAGCGCCGTTCTTGGTTGGCACTAATGCAGAAGCTGACAGAATTAACAATACTTTCCTTGGCAAGTTGGATAAAAAGACCGAAAAAGTGTTTCATGCAGCAGTTGACGGCGAGCTAACATCTGCCGATATTAAGAACATTGCATTTGCCAGAGAGGACTTAATTCTTAACATCGGTGCAAAAGTGATGATTACAGTCAATGATTTGTCTGGAAACTACGTTAATGGAACGATTGGCATCATTCAGAAAATTGTGGAAAACGGAGAATTTGAAGAATCTTATCTGGTTATCAAGACTGATAAGGGCAAAACAGTTAGCTTATATAGATACAATAAAGACATTGAGAAACAGGTTATTGAGGAATCCGAACAAGAAAAGGATGGTCGGAAGATCGTGAAAGAGAAGATTGTCCGTAAGAAAGTAGGCTCTTTCTCTCAGTTCCCGGTAAAACTTGCCTGGGCAATCAGCATTCATAAATCACAGGGACAGACATTTGAAAAAATCAACATTGACCCTTGCTGTTGGGATCCTGGACAGTTCTATGTGGCTGTTTCCCGGGCTAAATCAGCTAACGGCATACATTTTATCAGACCGATAAAACAGAGCTATATAAAGGCGTTTAGCAAGGATAACGAGCGACTTCTTGAACAGAGTTTTGAGGTAGAAGAAGGTGCGTAAGTATGAGAGTGACGCATGAGCAGATACCGAACACCATAAAGTTTTTACAGATTGACTTTCCGGCACTGGTCCTCCAGACTGCCGGAATTGAGGCAAAAGATGAATACTGGCAGCAGGTAGTTGAACAGATCCATGTTGTATCTGAAAAATATAACAAAAATGGATTTGTAGATCACATGCTTGTTGCTTATTCGAATTATCTTTCCAAGATGTTTAATAAGGCAAAAGAATTGGAAAAGGAGAATCAAAATGCCGTACAACACAAAGAATAGATACGAACAGGGACAGGCTCTCAGAAAAGAAATATATATGTATATCGTCAGTTATATTAAACTGGTTGGATATGCACCGTCGGTCAGCGAGATTTGCGAGAAGGTAGACGCAAGCAGAGCTACCATCTGGAGACATTTAAACCAGCTTATTGATGATGGGTTGCTTAAAACAGCACACCCAAGTACTGATAGAGCCTATGCTCCGACAGGATACGGGTTCGGAAAGGTGAAGAAATGAACAAAATGCGTGAATATGAACGTGGCAGGGAAGATGGTCTTGACCTTGCTAGACGAATCACCAGAGAGGGCGGCCTTGAAGCCCTCGAAAAGGAATGCAGATTCAGGGGAGTAACAGGAATACATACTTCCCTGGCAAGAAAGGACCTGGACAAAGCATCTGAGAAGATCAAGCAGCTTGTATCTGAATGCTGCGTGATCATGGCGATAGCTGTTCTGCATGATGAATTTGGATTTGGTCAGAAAAGATGCCAGAAGTTCATGGCAGGCATGGACAAAGCTTCAGACTATATCGACCAGGGCTTAGCTGAATGGATTGATTATGTGCAGGCTATCAAGGAAGAACTGGGAATTGAATTAAGCTTTTCAGGAGAAATAAAAAGACATGCAGAATAACGGACAGGTAGCATTTGGATAGGAAATCATGGAGGACTGCACAATAGCGTGTCAGTTACTCACATGGGGAAAGTGAGGATGGAAATGAAAAATAATAATTACACTTCATTTTTCAAAATGAAGCCAAAGAAAGTAGAAAGATACATTCGTTGCAGAAAATGTGGTGGAAACATGGAATGGAGCATGGACTTTACACCACAAATCAAATGCCCGAAGTGCGGATATACTGTATATCCAAAACCTTATGAGCCAGATTGTATCAAACTGCCAGAAACATTGGAAGAATATTTTGAATTATATGAGAAAGTGAGGATGAAAAATGTTAATCAGAAGTCAGAATAAGGAAGTTTTAGTTGCATTTGAATTTTTACCCGATATCGAAGTTTCGGGTGGAGTAATAAGCGCAAGAAGAGATATGGGATGGTGTTGCTTGCTCGGAGAATATTCCACCAAAGCAAAAGCCATGAAAGTACTGGATATGATTCAGGAAGCTTATAGTGAATATCAAATCATGTTGAATTTCAGTGTAAGTTATCTTCACGAATTTAAAGAAAAAACAGATGGATTTGCTATCTTTCAGATGCCAGAAGATTCGGAGGTGGAAGCATGAGCGACAAAAGTAAAATTTACAATTACATAAAAAGAACAATAAATCCTTACGGAAGACCTTTCGAGGGAACTGTATATGAGTTCGGGCTTAAAATTATGGATTTCATCGAAAATATAGATGGTGAGAAAGAAAATGGTTGGATTTCGGTCAGTGAGAGACTGCCGGAAGGTGATACGACGGTTCTTGTATCATGCAAGACCAGAAGGGGAACGACATTCGTTCGTACTGGGTATTGTATAGACGGTTCGTGGCATTTAAACTGTGAAGGCGTCACGGCATGGAAGCCACTTCCAGAACCATATAAGGAGGATTAAGCATGGAAATGTCAATTTTCAAAAAAGACGGCAAAATATACACCAGATTCAAGGTCAGATTGAAAGATTTAAAGTCTTGGAAGGCTTGCCTTAAGTTAAAGTATCGCATTAATACTTCTGAGCCGGTCAAGAAAAACAGCAGATACATTTACTTCGAAAAGGAAGGTGACTGGATTAATGGGATATTGTAAATTATACTGCCCGGATGACGAAACAGAGTGCTGTATTTGCTGTACCAAACAGGATTCTTGCCAGTACAGATGCGATGATATGGACAGCTATGAATATGCGGAGGAGTGCGAAGAATATGAAAATTGACGAATTAGGCTTAGCAATAACAACAAGAACATACAACATACTGTTAAGAGCAGGGATTACTACCACTGAGGAAATCAAAGAAAAATCAGATGATGATCTGAAAAGAATCAGAAATATGTCTGAGAAATGTTACAAAGAGATTAAGCAAGCTGTGTACTGTACGGACTGTAAACGCAGTATCTATGGAGAATATCATGATTGTGACGTCAATATGGAAAGTGGCGGAAGATATCTTCGAGGAGATTGCAAGTGCCATTGTAAAGTATTTATGGAGGAATAAAAAAATGCGCTTAATAGATGCGGACGAATTAATTAAATACATTAAAACTTGGGAGATCGGGACAAGCATTAGTTCCGACCAGAAAGAGTTTATTGATTGCGTCAATGAACAGCTGGCAGCTTTTGATGTGGACAAGGTTGTGGAAACACTTATGAACAGGTTTCGTGTTGTTTCCAATGATGAGGACTTGGAATGGAATAGAGCTATAGACTATGCTATTAAAATCGTGAAAGGTGGTGGAGTTGAATGAGTAGCGCAAGTGTAAGATTTGGAACAAAAGCGTATGTATGCGCAAGGTACTTCCTTAGACCGGGAAAGTGCTTCAAATACATCGACCAGCGTGGCGAGGACATCACGGAACACGTCTATGAGGTCATAGCATTATATCCATATTGTGTATTGTTGAGAGATACCAGAAACGGGGTCAGAACTTGCCCGGGGTATAATACTTTAAGCCTGATGCTGAGAGGAAGTGAAGCGAGTGAGTAAATCAGTATTAGTAATAGATACACCAGAGAATTGCTATGATTGCCCGTTCGGAACTTCATACTGCGGCGAACTTGAATATGTGGGTTATTGTGAATTAGCTGACTGTTTAGACTGCGTTGAAATTCTGATAACAGAAGAACATTATGATTACGAAAGCAAATCAAGACCTGATTGGTGTCCATTGAAGCTGTTACCAGAGAAGAAAAGTACAACTGCACCCGTGAGCAATTACGAAGTGCAGAAAAACTTATTTGCCGACGGTTGGAATGCCTGCTTGAGAGAAATTACAAAAACAAGCGATGAAAATGAGCGATAAAAAGCAAGCGATAAGAGGTGAAGTAGATGGAGAGATTAACAGAAAGAGAAAGAAATGTTGATGGTACAGGAGTTGCAAAAGAAGAAATTACGGATGGATTATTAAAACCGTTTGCGGATAAAATTCTTACGAAACTTGCTGTTTATGAAGACTTAGAAGAACAGGGCTTGCTTGTGAGATTACCGTGTAAGGTTGGAGACACGGTTTGGGTGGTAACATCGCCAATTAATGTGTTTGGTTATGATGAATATGATGGAGATGCGGAATATGAAGTATATGAATCTTTTTTATCAAGCGTATCTTATTATGCGTCTGGAGAACAATTCAGAATTTATGCAAAAGTAACGAATAGTTTTATTGCGGCATACTTTAGAGAATGTGATTTTGGAGAATCTATATTCCTCACCCGCGAAGATGCTGAGAAGAAGTTGGAGGAGATGGAGAAATGAATAATAAACCTACACCAGACATAACGCCAAACCTTGCTATATCAGCATACCACGTACTACAGCAATATTGTACTGGACAGCCAGCGGATTGCAAAGGCTGCGGATTCTACGAACACTGTCCAGAATGTTTTCGAGGCATGCCATGTGACTGGAACTTAAATGAAGAAGGTGAAATAAATGAAGTTAAGAAAGGCAACACTGATTGATTACGGAGTACCGCCGGATGATATACCGACGTTACAAAGTCACTTGCGGAATCTTAGCGAAAGCGACAAATACAATCTGTTACAGGTATCTATCAAATATGCGCCCGGCATCGAATCACAAATCTATGATAGCATCGTGAACGGTATTGGTTATCGGACAATGGAGAAGATCAGGACAGTTCCCGCAACGGAAAATGACTTCTATGGCTACAAACGTAAGGTCATGGCGGAATACTATCATCTGGCCAAATTGATTGGTAGACTTTAAAAAAAACTTAAAAATTTATAAAAGTGGTAGAGAGCTACGTACGCCCTAGTATGGTATTATAGTATATATAATTATAACTATGCTAGGGCGTGTTTTATGTTTGGAGGTGAGAAAGTTAATATGGCGGGAAAGTATGAATATTGGCTTTCTCAAGAAGGTCAAGTACTTTTACAAGGTTGGGCTAGAGATGGTTTAACTGACGAGCAGATTGCAAAAAATATGTGCATTTCCTCATCGACATTATATGAATGGAAAAAGAAATATTCGGAGATTTCGGAGTCCCTAAAAGAAGGAAAAGAAATAGCTGATTACTTAGTAGAAAATGCACTTTTTAAAAATGCTCTCGAAGGGAATACTACGGCTCAAATATTCTGGTTAAAAAACAGAAAACGTGATAAATGGAGAGATAACCCAGAACCGGAAATGAAAGAAGAAAAAGAGGAGGGTATAGTAATTGAACTTACCAGAAACGGAGAGAAAATATAGAGTATATAAACATACTGTGCCTGATGGCAGAGTATATATAGGAATGACTTGCAAAACAGTAAAAGCAAGGTGGGACAGCGGGTATTACGGAAACGATGATTTCTTCAAAATTATAAAAAAATATGGTTGGGAAGGGATTAAACATGAAATTATATCCGATAATCTCACCAAAGAAGAAGCCGAATTAATTGAACGAAAAAGCATTGCAGAACATCGAAGCAATGAAGAAAAGTACGGATTTAATTTTGACAGTGGTGGAAATTTCGGAAAGAAGCGCTGCACTCGTACAAAGAAGAAAATGAGTAAGACAGCAACACAGCTTCATTTTGGTGATAGGTTGCACACAAAAGAAGTTGTAGCCAAAAGAGCGATAACTCAAACCGGAAGAAAACTTTCAGACGAGACTAAAAGAAGAATTGGCGATTCCCATAGAGGTAGCAAAAGCGTTTCAGCTAAAAGGGTTAACCAGATAGACAGGTACAGTGGCAAAATAATAAAAACATGGGACTGCACTATGGACGTGGAGCGAACATTAGGCTATAAGAATAGTGCTATTTCTCGATGCTGTTCTGGCGGGCGTCCCACAGCCTATGGATATGTTTGGAGATATGAAGCAGTATGAAAATATCCGCAGATGATTTATTTCCGTATAATTTTGACAATGTGCTAAGAGATATTTTAGAACACAAACACACTTATTATGTATTCAAAGGTGGACGTGGAAGCTGCAAGTCTTCTTTCGTGAGCATTGTCATTATATTGCTAATGACAAGAAAAGAGAATAGAGACAAACATTGTATCATATTCAGAAAAACAGCGAATACATTAAGAGATAGCGTTTTTTCACAGATGCAATTTGCTATATCAGCACTACACCTTGATGGCGATTTTAAATGTACTGTCAGCCCAATGAAAATAACATACATACCAACTGGGCAGACTATAATGTTTCGTGGCGTTGATGACAGAATGAAATTAAAGTCGTTAAAAGCTCCATTCGGATACTTTGCTTTTGCATGGCTGGAAGAATGTGATACTTTTACCGGAATGGAAGAAGTACGAAGCATCTTGCAGTCATCAATGCGAGGTGGAAAAGACTACTGGACTTTTATGTCATTCAACCCACCAAAAACAAGACATAACTTCATGAATGAGGAAGTATTAATCCAGAGAGACGACAGATATGTTCATTCTTCTGATTACAGAACGGTTCCAAAGGAATGGCTTGGACAACAGTTTTTTGACGATGCCGAACATCTCAAACAGATTCGCCCAGAAGCCTATGAGTATGAATACCTGGGCGTCCCAAATGGTGACGGCGGGAACGTATTTGAATATCTGGAGATTAGAGATATTACAGACGAAGAGATCAGCCACATGGACCGCATTTTCGCTGGTGTAGATTATGGATGGTACCCGGATGCCTTCTGCTATCTCCGAACTTATTATGATTCTGCCAGAGAGAAGATATATCTGATTGACGAGCTGTATGTAAATAAATGGAGCAACTCTAAGACTGCTGATTGGATCAAGAAAAAAGGCTATGACGATTACACAATGATATGTGATTCTGCAGAACCTAAGTCTGTGAATGACTTCCGGGATGCCGGACTTCCTGCAAGAGGAGCAATCAAAGGACCGGGAAGTATCGAGTATGGTTTCAAATTCTTACAGACAAAGACTATAGTCATTGACCCGAAGCGAACACCGAACGCATATAAAGAAATCACAGAATATGAGTACGATCGGGACAAAGAGGGAAATGTAATCAGTGGTTATCCTGACGGAGATGATCATGCAATCTCGGCACTTAGATATGCTTATGAGCCGTTGTTTAACAGGAGAGGTTACAGTGCATAATGGGACTTATAACAACACTAAAAAGGTGGTTTAATATGATATTCAAAAAACAAGCCGAAGAGGACTTCAACATTCAGGCAGCAGAATTTCCAGAGATGGAATCGCTGATTAACCGGTGCGCGAACATTTACAGAGGTGCGCCGGAATGGCTGGATGATAAGAATAATATCAAGACGATCAATTTTGCTAAATCTGTCTGCTCAGAAACAGCTCGGCTCGCAACGCTGGCGATCGGCATTCAGATAGACGGTTCTGCAAGGGCTACGTGGCTACAGGAACAGATCGACAAGGTATATTTTCAAATCCGTCACTGGGTAGAATATGGCTGTGCTTATGGAACAGTATTTATTAAGCCAAATGGTGAAAGCATTGACGTATTTACTCCGGCAGATGTGATGATCGTGGACTATGATAATCAGGAAATTAAGGGAATCATATTCAAGGATTCTTATACTGTTGGACGGAAATACTATACACGGCTTGAATATCATAGATTTGTTGAGACTACCGTGGATGGCGTGACGACCTATCCGTACTACGTTTCTAATAGAGCCTATGTGTCAAAATCCCCTCAGTCAATCGGCGATAAGATTGACCTTAAACAGACCAAATGGGCTGACCTTATGGCAGATACGCCGCCGATTCTCAAGGCAAATGGAGAGAAGCTGGACGGGCCTCTGTACGGAGTACTGCGGACGCCGCAAGCGAATAACGTGGATATTAATGCACCATTGGGATTGCCGATTTTTGCCGAAGCTATCGAGGAGTTAAAAGACCTCGACATTGCATACAGCCGTAATGCCGGAGAAATATTTAATTCTCAGAAGATTGTTCTGGCAGATGATAGACTGCTGATGCCAAGTGGCACACCTGTAGCAGCCATGTCACCACAGGGCATGGAGAACAGACGCAATGAGATGAACTTACCACACTTTGTCAAGAATGTATTCGGACAGGACGAGAAAGAGTTTTACCAAGAAATCAATCCGCAACTCAACACGGATACCCGCATAAGTGGCATAAATGCCCTTTTAAGCCAGCTGGGGTATAAGATTGGATTCTCCAATGGGTATTTTGTTTTCAATGAATCTAGCGGCATTCAGACAGCTACAGGAGTAGAAGCAGAACAGCAGAGGACAGTACAGTTCATTAAAGATGTTCGAGACAAACTGGAATCCTGCTTGAACGAAGTTATCTATGCACTGAACGCCTACGCTGACCTGTACGGACTTGCACCAGTCGGAGTTTATGAAGTCAATTATGATTTTGGAGACATTCTGTATGTGCGTGAAAACGACCGTGCAAGATGGTGGCAGTATGTGACCACTGGCAAGGTTCCGGCATGGTTGTATTTCGTAAAGTTTGAGGGAATGACTGAGGAAGAAGCGAAAACAATGGTCAAAGAAGCTCAGCCAGACGAGCCGAAATTATTTGGAGAGGAGTAAAAAGATGGCAGATAAACCAGTAACAAGGGAAGAAAAAATATCTTGCGTACTTGACAGGCGATTATAAGGGCGAAATTCCAAAGCCGATTACGAGAAAAGAGAAGTATTTATACGAATTATGTTTAAAAGGAATAGGCGGCGAAATCTCACCGGAAGAAATCAAGAATGCAGTAAATGAGTACCTTGAAAAGAATCCGGTCAAGCCCGGAGCCACGGCAGAACAGGTACAGCAGATTGAGCAGAACAAGATAGACGTTGCTTCACTAAAGGAAGATTTAGTTGAATTAGGCAATAAAACATTGCATGAAGAATATGCTGATTTATTACACGGGAAAGAACCAAAAGAAAACTGGTATATAGACGCATCAAATGGAACTGGGAGAACATTGAAACAATTTTTTTCTTTTACCGATATTGATGTTTCTAACTATATCAAGCAAAGAATTTATCCATACACCTCTATTGATAAGGATTCTGTTTCACACAGCTCAAGAAGCATTGTATTTTATAACGAAGATGGTTCTTATATTGTAGGATATGGAGTTAGTTCAGATAATCCAATTAACGGACTGGAAGTTCCCAACGGAGCAAAAACAGTATCAGTATGTTTTAATTACGACAGTGATGATAACCAACCAATTAAACCACAAGTTTATTATCTATCAATTAATAGAGAAAACAAAAATAAGCTGATGCTTAAAAAAGATGTTTTGATAGATTATGAACAAATTCAAAACAAACCTATCATCCCAACAAAAATGAGCGAACTTGAAAATGATATTGTAATAGATAATGTAAATGATAATGATGTTCAAACGATACGAAAGCCAACTATTTCATTTATTTTTGATGATGGATTACCGAGTACATCAGATTTGGTCTCATTATTTGATTCATATGGATGGAAATGTGGCTTTGCTATATTAGCAAATTCAAATCTTCCAAATATCAAAGATAATTTCTTATCATATCAATCTAAAGGTTATGAGATACTATCCCATAGTACCGATGGAGTAGCTATGCAAGATGATTCTTTAACGATTGATGATGTGGAAACAAAAATGAAAAAGTCAAAAGAAATCTTGATAAACAATGGATTTAATATAACTGGATGGGTTACACCAAGTACTTGGTTAAACAATAAATATTTTGATAATTTGTGTAAATATTACGAATATGGTTTTGGTCATTTAGATACCAATCAAGTTGTTAGTCATCATGTATTTTATGGTAATGATATCCGCCAACTCGAAAGATGGTCTTTAGAATTAAAAACATTAGAGCAAACAAAAGCTGAAATAGACTCAACTATTAATGAATGTGGATATTTATGTTTTTATGCTCATGCATATCCGTCAACTGCAAATGATAATTTTACAATTGAAAATATGAAAATCATCATGGACTATATCAAAAAATATATAGATAACGGAAAGGTACAAGTCTTGATTCCAAGATGCGCAATAAATGATTATTACACGGTAAGACATAGTGATTTGCTTGATTTATATAAAAAAGTAATTAACTAAAGAGGGCTTTAATTAACCATCAAAAGGGCCAAAACATGTACCACGACTTTTATCGAAAGAGGTGATATATTATACTTAGTCCAGAATATTTACGCCGGATAACAGAGGGCAGTGAACAGATTGCGGAAGAATTGCATCAGTATATCATCTCTGAGATTGTGTCGAGAATGATGACAAGAATTGGCAGAGGTGAAGATTATATTCTGACCAATGCCGATGCGTGGAGAATTAGAACGTTACAGGAATCTGGCGAACTGCTAGAGGACATTCTAGCAGAACTATCCAAATATACCAAACGTGAACAACAGGAACTTCTTGAAGCGTTTGAAGATGCCGGAATCACTGCTCTCGATTATGATGATAAGATATACAAGGCGGCAGGATTAAGCCCTGTACCGCTCGAACAGTCCCCAGCAATGATAAGGCTCATGGAGCGCAACATGCTTGCAACCATGGGCGAGTGGAAGAATTTCACACGAACAACCGCAAGTGCCGCTCAGAGGCTATATATCGAGCAATGCGACCTTGCATATAATCATGTAATGACTGGGGCGGTTGGGTATACGCAAGCCATTAAAGAAGCAGTTAATAACGTTGTGAGCGATGGTGTTACTGTTACATATCCATCTGGCAGAAAAGACACCATTGAAACAGCAGTAGCACGCTCCGTTAGAACTGGCGTGGCGCAGGCTACGGGAGACATATCCCTAAAGCGCATGGAAGAAATGGACTGGGATTTGATTCTGGTCAGTGCACACATGGGAGCCAGAACGGGTGACGGTGGCGAGAACCCCGGAAATCACTCATGGTGGCAAGGTAAGATATACTCTCGTTCTGGCAAGAGTAAGAAATTTCCGCCGTTCTCATTGACCGGATACGGAACAGCAAGCGGACTGTCAGGAGTCAACTGTCGGCATAGTTTTGGAGCCAGTGATGGAGAATTTAATCCTTATGCAGAACTATCAGCACAGGACAAAGCCGACAAAGGTAAACAGTACGAAAAAGAACAGCGGCAACGTACTTATGAACGGAGAATCCGCAAGACGAAGCGTGAAGTCCTTGGACTGCAAGCGGCGGTTGATAACTGTAAGGATGAACAGACAAGGTTCGCACTTCAGCAAGACCTTGACCGGAAGTCTTTTCTTCTCCAAAAACAAAATGCTACATATAAAGATTACTGCAAGCAGAACGATCTGAGGGAACTGCAAGACCGGCTCATGATCGCGAAGTGGAACCGCCAGAACGCCGCTAAAGCCAGAGGAGCGGCAAAACGCTATAAAACAGCAAAGGGGATTGACTGATGGATAGATGGGAATATTTCAATCCAAATCCTGTTAAGGATAAGAGAACAGGAGATTGCGTTGTCCGGGCAATATGTAAAGCAACTGGCTTCGACTGGGAAACAGTATTCGCCGGATTAATGATACAGGCATGTACTCTGTCAGATATGCCGAGCGCAAATTATGTCTGGGGAGCGTACCTCTATAAGCATGGATACAGGCGAAAACTGATTGAGCAGTCGGAGCGATATATTTATACAGTCAATGACTTTTGCGCAGATCATCCAACAAGCACATACATTCTCTGTATAGATGGTCATGTGGTGACAGTGCAAGATGGTAAATATTATGATATATGGAATAGCGGAAACGAAATACCGATTTATTATTGGGAAAAAAATGGATAAATATCCACTATTATGTTTTATTGTATTTCCACACAAAACCTTTGTGAGTTCGACGTTCACCACGACAGCAACGACTGATGCTATCTTTTCGACCGTTTACGTGGTCTGCGGCATCTTCTGCGCAACTCCACTCAGCGATAAAATGATTGTTTAAGTCATATTGATAAACAACTTTTGCTCTTGGACTGTTTCCTCTCTTATAATTTCCATGAGGAGGGACAGAAGCGGAGCGCAATCCTGTATTTATTGCATGAAAAGTGTTTTCTTGTTTCGTGACCCATTCAAGATTATCAACAGTATTGTTTTTCTTGTTCCCGTCAATATGATTCACTACTTCTTTTTGTTCCACGTTCGGAATAAATGCCTCTGCAACAAGGCGGTGAACGAGATAGTTCTTACGTTTGTAATTAACAACAAGTGTTACTCTATCGTAACCATCGTTTTCAAAAGGAGTCAAATACTTGCATCCTTTATTGTAATTTCTCCTTGCACTAATAATATTGCCAAGATTGCTTATTTTGTATAATCCTTCATAACCGACAACATCTTTCCAAATTTCTTGCATAAAAATAACACCTGTCCTTTCAGTGTGCGTGTCCTATTGATAAATGTACGGAAATCTCTAGGACATGAGACTTTCGGGAGCTACCCTATCCGTACACAAATATTATATCACAAATCAATGAAATATTAAAGAGGTATATCAATATGCATATTATTGAAGCAATACAAACAATTCTATCAATTTGTGGTGGCATTTCTATCATAGGAGGGGCGGCAGCCGTAATCTTTAAATGGATTACCCCGGCATTTAGACTCAACAAGCGAGTTGAAACACTGGAAGAACATGATAAGCGAGATTACGAGAGTCTTCAGAGGATTGCAGAACGTGATTCGTTGATTCTGGAAGTGTTGTCGACCATGTTGGACAGTCAGATCAGTGGGAATAATGTGGAGGAATTAAAAAAAACAAAACAGAAGCTTACAAATTATCTTGCACAGAATCAACGTTAATTGCATTAATAAGGGGTATGCTCATGAAGTTATATGTGTTCACAAAGAAAGATATAGACAGATTCTTGATAGAGTGTAATTTTACACCGGACGAAGAAAGACTGTTCCGGCTGAGATGCAAGGAATATACACTCGAATACTGCGCTGAACAGATGAACGTGAGTATATCCACGGCGAAACGATTGAGCCGACGGGTGAACAATAAAATAATTAAAGTGTGCTGATACTTTTTAGACACTAATTAGAGCCAGAAACGACCTGTTTCCGGTTCTTTTTTTATGCAAAAATATAATCAGAAAGGCGGTGCATAAGATGGCATTATACAGCAATCCTTATCAATATAGTTTTGGCGTTCCGGGACAGATGAATCAGTTCCAGCAACAGCCTGTACAGATGCCAGCTCAACCAGTACAGCAACCCCAACAGAATAACAATGGTATCCTGTGGGTATCTGGCGAAGTCGGTGCAAAATCCTATCTAGTAGCACCTGGGACAAGTGTTTTACTGATGGATTCAGAGAGCGAAAAGTTCTACATAAAATCTACAGACGCTTCTGGTATGCCACAACCATTACGGACGTTTGAATACCATGAAATAGGCACTCAAATGCCACCTAAACAGCCTGTTCAGAACATGGACAGTAAATATGTCACCAGACAGGAATATGACGATTTAAAGGGTAAATACGAAGCTATCATAAACCGATTAAATTCTTTTTCTGAACCTGTTAGGGCTAATACCGTGCAGGAATCAGCAGTCAAGGGAGGAAACGCAGATGAGTAATCCATTATTCAATGCCCTCGGTGGTGGGATGCCACAGGGAAACGGGCCAATGCAGATGATGCAGCAGTTTATGCAGTTTAAACAGAATTTTAAGGGAGACCCGAAAGCAGAAGTTGAGAAAATGTTGCAGTCTGGAAAGATTTCTCAGCAGCAGCTTAATCAGGTTCAGCAGATGGCAGGACAGTTTCAACACATGTTGAAAGGAATGAAATAGTACATTACAATCTGGCCAGATTGATGTAAATACACAAAAAGGAGATTATATTATGGATGGAAATTATAGCTTAGCAGATATTGCCGCTGCTACTGGAAACGGTAGAAATAACGACGGCATGTTTGGTGGAGATGGCAGCTGGTGGATTATTGTTTTATTCATTTTTGCTTTCTTCGGATGGGGGAACAACGGCTGGGGTAATAATGGCAACGGCGGCGGATATGTAGCCACAGCAGCTACTCAGGCGGACATTCAGAGAGGATTCGATAACTCCGCAGTAATTAGCAAGCTTGACGGAATCAATAGTGGCCTGTGTGATGGATTCTATGCCATGAATAACGGTATGCTTACCGGTTTTAACGGAATCAACACAAACATCATGCAGACTGGCTTCGGCATTCAGCAGGCTATTAATGCCGATACTGTAGCGAATATGCAGAACACCAACGCTTTACAGGCGCAGCTTGCGAACTGCTGTTGCGAAACCAGGGAAGCTATCCAGGGTGTAAACTACAATATGGCACAGAACACCTGTGCATTGCAGAACACCATGAACAGCAACACAAGAGACATTATTGACAGCCAGAATGCAGGAACAAGAGCCATTCTTGATTATCTTTGCAATGAAAAGATTTCTAACTTACAGGCTGAGAACAATGATCTCAGACGCGCCGCTTCTCAGGACCGCCAGAGCGCACTTCTCACAACTGCAATGGCTTCTCAGACACAGCAGCTCATTAATGCAATCAATCCGGCACCGATTCCGGCATATCAGGTTCCTAACCCGAACACATATTACGGATGTGGATGCGGATGCAATACTGGATGTAATTGCTGATAACTTCATATCGAGAGTATCTTTCGATTGATTTCGGATGTCGGCTTATGCCGTATTACACAGAGGGGCAGGCTGAAACCTGTCCTTTTGTGATACGAAAGGGGTAAAAATTATGGCAGAATTTACAAGTGTAGCTGCTCAGACTGTAGCAGCAAATGGAAACGTAGTATTTTCAAATACAGCAGTTAAGGGTTCTAACTGCATTCAGCACAGAGAGGGAAGCGGAATCATCACTCTAAGAGGACTGACTAACCAGTGTAAAGCGAGATTCTTCGTGGATTTTTCTGGTAATATCGCAATTCCAACAGGCGGTACTGTCGGAGCTATTTCTCTGGCAATTGCAATCTCTGGTGAGCCGGTTCTTTCTTCCCAGATGATTTCCACACCGGCAGCAGTAAATCAGTACAATAATGTGTCCTCTGGCATCTATATTGATGTACCTCGCGGATGTTGCGTTAATATCGCAGTAGAGAACACAAGCGACCAGGCAGTATCTGTTGCGAACGCAAATATTGTCGTGACTAGAGAAGCGTAGGAGGTGTGATTATGAGAGATATTAAAGACTTATGCGCAAGAATTGAAGACGAGCTGTCCAAAATCGCTGACAATGGACTGACCACCGGAAATCTGGAAATGACATACAAACTGATTGATATGTACAAAGACATAAAGAACACGCAGTACTGGGACAAGAAAGTGGAGTACTATAACACTGTCCTTGATGAGATGCGTGGCGGATACAATGACGATTACAGCGAACGCGGAAGAAAGCGCGACAGCATGGGGAGATACAGCGCAAATGGCGGCAGAATGATGCCGGATTATGACCGAGGCAGTTCTTATGCCAGACGTGGTGAGCATTATGTTAGAGGACATTACAGCCGCTCTGACGGACGAGATGCTTATGACGACTATATGACACAGAAACAGAGCTATCGTTCCGGCAAGTCTGAAGACTGCAAAAGAAAGATGCTCGCCGCATTGGAAGAACATCTGGACGAACTTACAACAGAAATGAGTGATATGTCCAAGGATGCAGAGTGCCGGGAAGAACGTGATCTTGTCAAGAGATACGTAGAAAAACTCCGTGATATGCTCTAAAAACACAAAAGTGGTAGAGAGGTAGTTAAAAGAAATCTGTTATAATGTAATTGTGCAGCAGGAAGCACAAGTAAAACGGTTGTTTTTGACATTTTCGTTTTAATCCTCCTTCCTTTAATTTAGTAGCTGGTACGCACGCTTTAACGGAAAGTTGAACAGGTTCGAATCCTGTCGTGCGTATTTGCCATCTGGCACGCAAGATGGCTCACCTCCTTGATTAAGGTTTTTGTTATTCATACTTTTCTTTTAAAAAAGAAATAAATATCCGAAACAACTCGTGGCAGGCATGACACGTTAAACACCTTGCTAACCCGGGAATCCGGGTTATGTGGAATGTACGCTAGTGGAAAACTGACAGAGTCGCACTCTGGTCTCCGGTTCGATTCCGGGCGCTCCGCTTTAATCCGCTTAGAGTTAAGCTGTTTGTATACAGGTGGTCTATGTCTCAGGTGGATTTACGCTATAGCGAAAGAAGTGAAATTCACCCCAGTTTCTTTTTAGAGGGTTGGCCGTTATAGGCGGCATGGAATGTAGCTCAGTGGTAGATCGCACTGTAAATGTGAGGTCGCAGGTTCGATTCCTGCCTTTCCGATTACCTTGCCAGTGGTCTAACTGGCTTAATCCATTTACCTGCGGCGGCAGGTCAATAAACACGACCAGGAGGATGTTATGCAGAAACTTATTGACACTTTAAAATCATTTGGAATTGAAATCCCGGAGGATAAACAGGCAGATGTAAAGAAAGCACTCTCTGAGAATTACAAGAATGCAAAGGAAGTTGCAAAAACTCTGTCAAAAGTCGAGGGAGAACGTGATGACTGGAAAGTACGTGCTGAGACAGCAGAAGAAACCTTAAAAAGTTTTGACGGTATCGACCCGGCAAATATTAAAAGCGAGTTAGAGACTTGGAAACAGAAAGCGGCAGATGCAGAGAAAGAATTCAATGCAAAAATCTACGACCGTGATTTCTCGGATGCTCTGAAAGTGGCACTCGATGACGTTAAGTTTTCCAGCGAAGCGGCAAAGAAATCAGTCATGGCAGACATCAAAGAAGCAGGATTAAAGCTGAAAGACGGCAAAATTCTCGGATTAAATGATCTGATTGAGCAGATGAAACAGTCTGATGCATCCGCTTTTGTGGACGAATCTCAGCAGCAGGCTCAGCAGAACCAGGCAAGATTTACCACTCACGTTGGACAGCAGCAGACACCGGGAAGTATGACCAAAAAAGATATCGAAGCGATCAAAGACCCGTCCGAGAGACAGGCTGCAATTGCTCAGAATATCCAGTTATTCCAGTGATTTTTACACCGACTATACACCAGAGTATAGCCGCTAACCCAATACCTTAACAATTATGGGTAGAAAGGATTTTTTATGCCAGCAAAAACAAATCTTATTATGACTAATGATATCCAGGTAACGGCACGTGAGATTGATTTTGTTACCAGATTCGAAAGAAACTGGGAACACTTGCGTGAGATTCTGGGTATCATGAGACCTATCAAAAAGCAGCCGGGTGCTGTACTCAAGTCCAAATACGCAGAGGGTACTTTACAGCGTGGAAATGTTGGTGAGGGTGAGGAAATCCCTTACAGCAAGTTTACCGTAAAAGAAAAGACCTATGCGGAAATGACTATCGAAAAGTACGCAAAGGCTGTATCTATCGAAGCAATCAAGGACCACGGTTATGAGAACGCCGTTCAGATGACTGATGATGAATTCCTTTTCCAGCTTCAGACTGATGTTACCGGCAGATTTTACGACTATCTGAAAACCGGTACACTTACTTCCACAGAAACTACATTCCAGATGGCTCTGGCAATGGCTAAGGGTCGAGTAGAAAACAAATTCAAGCAGATGCACAGAAATGTGACTGGTGTTGTTGGATTTGTGAATATTCTGGACGTATATGAATATCTCGGAGCAGCTGAGATTACTATTCAGAACCAGTTCGGATTCCAGTATATGAAGGATTTTATGGGATTCAACACAATCTTTTTACTGTCTGACAGCGAAATCCCGAGAGGACAGGTTATTGCTACTCCTGTTGAGAACATTGTCCTGTACTATGTAGACCCGAACGAATCTGACTTCGCAAGAGCAGGACTTGTATACACCGTATCTGGTGAGACAAACCTGATCGGATTCCACACTCAGGGCAACTATCACACAGCAGTGTCCGAAGCGTTCGCAGTTATGGGACTTACTCTTTTTGCGGAGTACATTGACGCAATCGCAGTAATCACCATTGATGAGACACCAACACTTGGTACTCTGACAGTAACATCTGCGGTAGGAACAGTAACTGGTGATACAAAAATCACTGTAAATCCGGCTAAGGAAAACTCCAACAACGTATACAAATACAAAGTTGCAACAGACGCAGTAACTGTTGGATATGGACAGAACCTCAGGAACTGGACTTCTTGGGACGGAAAAGCTGACATCAAGGCGGCAACCGGACAGAAGATCACAGTAGTTGAGTGCGATGGAACATACAAGGCACTGAATGCCGGAAGTGCGAGCGTAACAGCAAAATCATAAACACAGGAGGTAACTGGCATGGCTTACGCAGATTATAAATTCTATACAGAATCATTCGGCAATGTCGTGCCAGAAGCTGACTTTCCACGACTGGCAGAAAGAGCCAGTGATTTTGTGGACACAATGACGTTTGATAGACTGGTGGATGGGCTGCCAACAAATGAACGCTCACAGAAGCGCATCAAAAAGGCAGTTTGTTCATTAGCTGAATTAATGTATCAGATTGAACTTGCTGAGAAGAACGCAATCAATCAGGCTTCGACAAATCTTACCGACACAAATGTCGGGAACATCAAAGCCGGTGCAGTAACCTCTGTATCCTCCGGCAGTGAATCCATTTCCTACGCCACACCTCAGCAGATTGGAGCGAGTGCAAAGGAATGGAGTGCGGTATATGCCGCCGCCGGAGATGCACAGAAAACGAACGACTTGCTTCTTAAGACAGCTTTGCCGCTTCTGATGGGAGTAAGGACGGATGATGGAATACCGATATTGTATGCAGGAGTGTGATAGAAATGATGGAATTAAAACAGACCGTTGAAATGATGAATAGCGCAGATTACAAGGAACGCTTTAAGGCAGAGTATATGCAGGTAGTTATTCGATATAAGAAACTTGCGAATATGCTTGAAAAATGGGACAAAGGAGAACTCCCATTTACTCCTACTTGTCCGAGAAGCACTTACAATATGCAGGTAAGAGCAATGACAGATTATATTGCTGTTCTGGAAGCAAGGGCAGTTATGGAAAAAGTTGATTTGGAGGTATGATTATGGACATTTCAACATTAGGCTCATGTATAGCAATCGTTATGATTTGCTACATCGTAGGAATGGGCTGTAAAGCATCAAAAAGAATCTCTGATGAATGGATTCCAGTGATCATGGCGGTTATTGGTGGCATTCTCGGAGCTGTCGGGATGGGAGTTATCCCGGACTTCCCGGCAACGGATTATATCACAGCGGTTGCGGTCGGTATGTTTAACGGATTATCGGCTACTGGCGTGAATCAGATTATTAAGCAGACAACGCAGAAAGAATAATATTAAGGAGAGGGTATCATGTACGAAAAAACGGTGACGATTTTTGACTATTACGAATCAGCCACGACAGGAGATGCGTACTGGTATCCTCACGTGCTATCCGGCGTTGATCTCATTACGGACAAGGGAGCAATCCTTAAAAAGTACGGACCAGACGCAACTGACAACGCACAGTTGCACGTTCGTTATGCTGTTCAGAACGGTGATATAACCATTACCGATAAAGATGGCAAGATTCTCCCATGGGTGCCTTCGAAGGAGTGGAAAAGGCAGATTAACAATGCTCTGGAAGATACTATCACATTCTCGGACGAATCATTCTTTTGGGAGGGTGAATGGACTGGTGGAGCAGTAACTGATGGTGATTATCGAAACGGATTCTACCAGTACATGAACGAGAACAAGGATAACGTGTTTAAGGTTACCAGTGTAGGCGGTCCGTACACACTGATTCCACACTTTGAGATTTTGGGTAAGTGATATGAGTAAAATTCATCATTTCAAAGGATTCTCCATAGTCGATGGAGATATGAAAATCAAACTGAATATGGACAGGTTCTCAAGGCAGTATCAAGAAGCCCAGTATCTCCTTGATGGAATGGTTATGGACAGTATGGTGCCGTTTATGCCGATGATTACAGGGGACTTTATCAACCGAACAAGAGTTGAGAGTACATCCTTACAAGGAACTGGGAAAGTATGCGCGGCGGCGGCTCCTTATGGACGTTTTCTGTACGAGGGGAAAGGAATGGTTGATGAAGCAACTGGAAGTCCCTACGCAAGACGTGGAGCAAAGAAAGTTCTCGTTAGTCAGTTTTCTGGTCGGACAGCCGCAAAGGAAAATCTTGAATACACCAAACAGGCTCACCCACGGGCACAGGCAAAGTGGTTTGATGCCGCTAAACGGCAATATGGTGACACATGGGTTCGCAAAGTAAAAGCACAGGCAGGAGGTGGCAGACATGGCGGATAAACCTATCGGAAAAGATGCAACTGGATATGAGATTCTGACAGATGCCATGAAAGCACTTCTAAACCAGTATCCAGGGTTATACGAAAATGAAACAATCAAGTTTGAAGAACTTGGCAAGGAATCAGGAATTGCGTTCTCGGCAGACAACGGGGCGTTGATCTATTCAGAGAAAGAAGACGTTTGCGGAACGATGCATCAGGTATGCCAGTACCCATTTTACGTGGTATATCGCACAGCATCTGACAAAGAAAGGCAGAAACTATCTGTTCAGAAGTTCCTTGACAATCTCGGTAAATGGATATGCCGGGAACCAGTTATTATAAATGGCTCTGAGACGCGTTTAAATGTGTTTCCAGAGCTTTCACAGGGGCGAGTGATAAAACGTATCACCCGTGATAATTCCTATGGCTTAGAACCACAGGAGAGTGGTGTACAGGATTGGTTATTACCATTAACGGTACGCTACGAAAATACTTATGAAGTAATATAACAAGTAACAACCAGCTATCAATCGGAGATAGTCGCTAACCTACACAGCCTTTTAAAAGTTATAGGCAGAAAGGACATTTCTATGGCAGTTACAGGCAAAATTGACCGTAAATATATGGCTCATTATATCGATGCAGGTTCTCTCTGTGGAGGACTGACACCGAAGTATGAACGTCTTGGAAAAGATCTGGAAGAGTACAATGTTGAACTCAATCCAGACACCGAAACCTCTAAAAACATTCTTGGAGAATCCACATTCAAACATAACGGCTACGAAGTTTCTTCTGACGCTGATCCATTCTATGCAGACACTACTTCTGATCTGTTTACAGCATTACAGAAGATTGTAGATGGACGTCTCAAAGACGATAACCTCAAAACAAAAGCAGTTGAGGTTCACCTTTGGACAGAAGCCACAGCAGGCAAGTATGAAGCATATCAGCAGGACTGCTACGTTGTGCCGACCTCCTACGGCGGTGATACATCTGGCTATCAGATTCCGTTTACCGTCAATTATACCGGCGAACGAGTAAAAGGAAAATTTGATATCAGTTCCGGCACATTTACAGCTGACAGCGAATAATTTTTAGGAGGATATAGAAAATGGCAAAAACAATTAATACAAACATTGATGATGGATTTCTTCTTTTCACATTCACAAACAAACAGGGTGAAGTGTTCTCTTCATTTAAGCTGAACCCTACCGACATTAACGTTGCAGCAAGAGCGGAAGAATTGGAAACTTTCTTTGAGCAGGCTCAGGAATCTGTTAAAAATGTTTCTTCCAGCAAAGAGATGGCTGAGATTAATAAGCAGATTGAGGACAAAATCAATTATATGCTCGGATATGAAGCATCTAAGGATTTATTTAAAGAACCAATTACCGCAACAACTGTTTTTGGAAATGGTCAGGTATTCGCTTATATCGTCCTTGACAAAATCAATGAAGCACTTACTCCAGAGATTGAAAAGAGAAAGAAAAAAATGCAGGAAGTGGTCAATAAGTACACGGAGAAGTATACAAAATGACCGCCTATGAGTTGCCCACCTCACTAAATATCAGTGGGGTGGATTTTTCTATCAGAACGGATTTTCGAGTAATTATTGACATTCTGGTCGCCATGAATGACCCAGAATTGGACGAACAGGCGAAAGCTGTTGTTATGTTACAGATTTTGTTTGAGGACTGGCAAAGCATACCTCTGGAACATCTTACAGAAGCTTGTCAGAAAGCTTGCGAGTTTATTGATTGTGGTCAATTCGATGATATCCCGAACAAGCCCAAACCCCGTTTGATGGACTGGGAACAGGATGGAGATATGATCGTTCCGGCTGTGAACAAGGTTGCTGGTAAAGAAATCAGATCAGTACCTTATATGCACTGGTGGACGTTTTTTGGATACTTTATGGAATCTGGCGAGTGCCTGTTCAACACCGTAGTTGGAATCCGGTCAAAAAAAGCAAAGGGCGAAAAGTTCGATAAATGGGAAAAGAAATTCTATCAAGAGAATAAAAACATAATTGACATAAAAACACGTCTCAGCGACGAGGAGCAAGCTTATAAAGATAAGCTGAATGAGATGTTGAACCTCAAATAGTTAGGAGGTGGACACATGGCTGCTGATGGCTCAGTCATTATTGATACCAGAATGGACACATCAGGCGTGCAAAACGGCGTATCAGCAATCAGGCAGTCTTTTAACGGACTTGGCAGCGTAGTAAAAAAAATAGGCGTACTGATTGGCGGAGCATTTGCAATTGGGAAACTGGCCCAGTTTGGGAAAGAGTGCGTAGAACTTGGTTCTAATCTGACAGAAGTCCAGAACGTGGT